GAGAAAGCAGTAGCTTATAATAACAAGAAAGAGATTACTCCACTCCCGGAGAAACATCTCCCCCTCGAAGATAGGGGAATTGGTGTAAACGCTGCCAAGAAATTTAAAGTCACGTACATCGACAACACGGCAGACAAGTATGTACATATTTACCCTTACACCAGAAATGGGAAACACACTGCTAACAAGAAAAGGTTTAGAGATAAGAAAGACTTCCTCTTTGAAGGGGACGCCACCAGACTTGATCTGTTCGGTCAATCTGTATTCCCTGCTGGGTCTGCTCGCTCAATCACTGTTGTAGAGGGTGAGTGTGATGCTCTAGCGGCTTATGAGATGAATGGGGGCTTCCCTGTTGTATCTGTCCGTTCCTCCTCTCAGGCGGTTACTGACGTAAAGAATAACTTCGAGTACCTCAACTCATTTGATGAGATTGTCATCTGCTTTGATGCAGACGAAGCTAAATATGATAATGCAGGCAAAGCACATTACCCCGGACAAGAAGCGGCTATCAAAGTTGCTGAGCAATTCCCTCTAGGTAAGGTTCGTATTGTAACCCTATCTCAATTCAAAGACCCTAATGACTATCTCAGGGCTGGTAAAGAGAAAGAGTTCAAGAATGAATGGTTCCGTGCAGGTAAGTACACTCCTGCTGGTCTCAAACTAGGTAGTGAGATTTGGGATGACATCATCAACCCCCCTCAGCATGAGACTATCCTCTATCCATATGAGGGTCTTAATGTAAAGACCTACGGTATCCGACTCTCTGAGCTTATCGTTGTCAATGCACCCCCTAAGGTTGGTAAGACAACACTCCTAGGCACCATTACCCACCATATCCTCAGGAATACTGAAGATGCCAAGGTTGGTCTAATGAAACTGGAAGAGAGTAACAGAGACACTGCTCTCAATCTTATGTCCATTGAAGCAGGTAAGAGACTGCACCTACCTGATGTATGGGATGCCTGTGATCCTAAGGACATCAAGAAATATTATGATGCAACAGTAAACACTGATCGTATTGTAATCTGGGACCACTTTGGTTCTAATGCAGTTCAGGCAGTTCTGGACAAAATCCACCACATGCACGCACTAGGTTGTAAGTATATAATCTTAGATCACATCTCTATTCTTGTGTCCGATCAATCAGGTGATGAACGTAAACAGCTTGATGAGATTTCAACAAAGATCAAGACCCTTTGCATGGAATTGAATATCTGTGTAATTGCAGTGGTTCACCAAAACCGTGATGGTCAGATCAGAGGTACACAAGGAATTGAACAACTTGCTAACATTGTTATTAGACTTGAGCGTGACAAGATGGCCTCTTCGGATGCTGAACGTAACACAACCAAAGTCTTCGTCACAGAGAACCGCTTCTGTGGTGAAACAGGACTGGCTTGTCACCTATACTATGATCCAGAGACTGGCATTCAGCGGGAAATATCTGAAGAACAAGCAAACCAAGCAAAAATGGGAGAAGCTCCGTGGTAACACTAGTTAAAGCAGGTTATTTAGTCAAGATTACTTCTTGGGAGAATGATGGAGATAACTACAAAACTGTAGAATTAGATGGACTATCTGAAGAAGGTATGAAGGCTTATGTAGCTTTTGCCAAACTTTTCACTAAGTCCTCTGACAGATCAGATTATCATATTGGTAATATTTATAGATCTGAGGTGTGGGAAGAAGATAAGATAAAAAGACTATTAAAAAATCTTCCTCAATCTTGTATTGATTACTTTGATTTCGAAGAATGGGATTGGTGGGACAGAGCTTTTGATATAGGTCTAACAGGTGGAGAGTTCTACACAAGAGTTTGTGACAGGATTCAAGTGTTTAAAGTAGGAGCACCTTGCTTTGCCACTCTTATTGAGGATGAGTACCCATGAAACAAGTAGACATTCTTAATGAGATAAAAATGACGAAAAGGCAATTATTGTGTGGGGAGATATTCTATGAAATATATCGTAGCAGGTTCTAGAAAGATTTCAGACACTAACTTTATTAGAGAGACTATTGAGTCCTTTGATGTAAGTGAGATTGTATGTGGTACGGCTAAAGGCCCAGACTCTATCGGAGAAGCGTGGGCTATTGATAATGATGTACCTATTGCTTACTTCAAACCTAAATGGAATAAGCATGGAAAGAAGGCTGGTATTCTCCGTAACATCGAAATGGGGGATTATGCAGATGCTCTCTTAGCTTTCTGGGATGGTAAGTCTAGAGGTACTAAACATATGATTGACTATATGAAATCAATCGGAAAAGAGGTTCATGTATTTAAGATGGAAGTACCTTGTGAGATAAAAATACCTCTTGAGTTTAATATTAGTTTTGGGTTTGAGTGGAGTCTCTCTCAACAAAAGTACAAATACTTTATAGTCTTTAAACTTGATAACAAGTACACAACTGTGTGTGGATATATAAAAGAAAAACCTACAAAAGAATTCAGAAACAGAGAAATCAGAAAGGTTTTAGATCAAGCACTTGGTCTTAGAGATGATCTATGAAATATATCGGAAAAGAGGTTCATGTATTTAACTTATGATGAACGTTATTGGGTAGTAGATGTTGAGGGTAACTCCTTAGAACCAGACAGAATCTGGGTTACAGTAGTACGTAATGTACAGACTGATGAGGTAATAAGACTTTACAATAGAGAAGATTGGGCTGAGTTCCATAAAGATTATTACATTTATGTAACCCATAATGGTCTCTGTTACGATGTACCTAAAGCTCTTAATCCTCTATGGATGGCAGGTATCAACTACAATAATGTTATTGATACTATGGTCTTATCCCAACTCTACTACCCACGAATAGAGGATGGACACTCACTAGCAGCGTGGGGTGAGAGGTTCGGACTAGAAAAGATTAGCTTTCACGACTTCTCTAAACTCACTGATGAGATGGTAACCTACTGTGAAAGAGACACAGAGATTACAGCTAAAGTCTTTAGAGCACTAATTAACAGACTTAAACAGAGAGGTTACTCAGAACGAAGCTGTGAGATTGAACACAAGTTCAGACACATCATTGCTGAGCAAGAACGTAATGGTTGGCTCTTTGACAAGAAAGCAGCTATCAAACTCTACAGAGACTTAAGACAACAAGAGTACGACTTAGGCTTGGAAATTAAAAAGAAGTTTCCACCGTGGCCTAAGAAAGTAAATGAATACAAATATCGCTTAAAACAAGATGGAACACCTTATGCATACTACCAACAACATGTTGACAAATACCAAATTAAGTGGACGTCAGAGACGACGTATGAGACGTGGGAAGAGGTTGAGTTCAACATCGGCTCGCCAGCACAAAGGGTTGACCGTCTTCTCGATCTAGGTTGGAAGCCTACTAAGTTCACTAAGAAGACGCCTAAAGGGGGTGGTGGTAATCCTCAGGTGGACGAGGAGAGCCTTCTTGAGTTTGCCGAGGAGAGTGGTATACCTGAGGTATCAATGATCGCTGACTGGCTTGTGCTTAACGGCAGAGCTAACATGATCAATACTTGGTTAGAGAATCTAGGGGACGACTCTTGTATTCACGGGTCTGTCTTCACCTGTGGTGCCAACTCTCGTAGATGTACTCACTCCTCTCCTAATACTGCAAATATACCTAGTGTTAAAGCTAAGTTCGGTGAAGAGTGTAGGTCCCTTTGGATTGCACGACCAGATAGGTTTATCGTAGGTATTGATGCCAAGTCTCTTGAAGCCCTCCTATTCGCCCACTTCCTAGGCGGACAACAGCAGCATATTGATTACATGATGGGTGATACTCATATCATGAACAAGAATGCTATTGAGGAGCAATTAGGTCTTGAATCCACCAAGGCTCAATGTAAGACAGCCTTCTATGCTTATATCTTTGGTGCATATCCGGCTAAGATTGGTCAGACATTCGGTCTAGACTCCAACATGGGTGAGAAGATCATTGGTGTACTTGAGGCCGCTGTACCGGGCTTAAACAAAGCTATGGCTGATGCTAAACAAGAGTGGAGACAGAACAACACATTCCTTAAATGTCTCGATGGTGGG